AGCAACTGGTGAACCTTATATAATGTTTAAAGGTAATGTTAACAAGAACAACCCAAGCATGTATAAGGATAATGCTCTGAAAGTGTTTATGACAAACATATGTTCAGAGATAGTATTACACACAGATGAAAACCATAGCTTTGTATGTTGTTTATCTAGTTTAAATCTAGCTAAATATGAAGAGTGGAAACACACAAATTTAATATATGATAGTATATGGTTTTTAGATGGTGTATTAGAAGAATTTATACAAAGATCTAAAAATAGAAGAGGTTTTGAAAATGCTGTAAGATCTGCTGAAAAAGGTAGAGCACTAGGTTTAGGTGTTTTAGGTTGGCATACATACTTACAACAAAAAGGATTACCTTTTGAAGGATTATTATCACAATATGAAACAAGAAGAATATTTTCACAAATTAAAATTGAAAGCGAAAGAGCTAGTATGGCATTGGCAGAAACTTATGGAGAACCTTTGTGGTGTGTTGGAACTGGTTTTCGTAATACTCACCTGCGTGCCATTGCTCCTACTGTTAGCAATAGTAAGCTTAGTGGAAACGTGTCGCCAGGTATCGAGCCGTGGGCTGCTAATATATTTACAGAACAAAGTGCAAAGGGTACTTTCATACGTAAAAACCCTACTTTAATTAAAGTTTTAGAAAAATACAATTTAAATCAAGATAAAATATGGGATCAAATACTGAAAGACGGTGGTTCAGTTCAAGGAGTCAAACAATTAGAGAAAATTACATTGGGAGATCACGACATACCACTCAAAGAAGTATACAAAACTTTCAAGGAAATAAATCAACTAGAGCTTGTTAATCAAGCTGGTATAAGACAACAATACGTCGATCAAGCTGTTAGTTTAAATTTAGCTTTTCCAGCTCAAGCTGATCCAAAATGGATTAATAAAGTGCATTTAGAAGCACACAAAAAAGGTATAAAAACTTTATACTATATGAGAACCGAGTCTGTACTTAGAGGTGATATTGCTAGTCAAGCTATGGACGCAAATTGTTTAAGTTGTGATGGATAAAATAACAATAGAAAAAATACTAGACCCAGTTACACCAAGTTTATTTTTTAAAGAATACTGGGGTAAAAAACATTTAATAATAAGAAGAAATAAATTTAAAGATTTATTTAACTTTAAACATTTTACTAATTACATAAATAGATACCCTGATATAAAACATCTACAGATATTAAATTATGATGACAAAGATACTAGATGGTGTTTAGATAAAATAAAAAGTAAAAAATTAAAACAACCTTTTTATAAAAAGAAAACTATACACAAGTTGTGGAAAGATGGTAAATCTTTTGTAATACCTTTTGCTGAAAAAGAAAATAAACAACTTATAGATATTCTATTTGAAATGGAAAAATATTTTAAAAGAGGTCAGGTTAATGTTTATTTATCACCTAAAGCTGGATCTAAAAGTTTTCCAGCACACGGAGATCAAACAGAAAACTTTTTATTTCATCAATACGGTAAAGTTAAATGGACTATATATAAAGAGTTTATGCCTAACAAACCAAAAGAAATTTTAGATGAGTTTGTATTAGATGCGGGTGATTTACTTTATATACCTACATATCAATATCACAAAGTAGAAACTGTAGGACCTAGAATACTATGTAGTATACATTTTAGTAATAAAGATAATCAATCATTAGATAAGTTTAAAATATCTGCCAAAGCCGAAAACAAGAGAGAACCTTGGTTTGACATGGAAGATGTTTTAGAAAAACCTAAAAGACGTGTAATTATAAACAGGAGGTTTCCACACCTATCAGGTAATTGGAAACAACCTTATTTTAAACATAATCAAAAGAAATGAAAGCAGGAAAAATATGGGGTGGAACAGAAATGATACACAAAAATGGCGTATTAGAGTTTCACAGAATAGAATTTAATAAAGGATATAAATGTTCAGAACACGAACATAAATACAAATGGAACGGATTTTTTGTTGAGTCTGGTAAGATGCTTGTAAGAGTTTGGCAAGACGATCAAGGACTTGTAGATGAAACAATATTGAAAGCTGGCGATTTTACTATGGTAAAGCCAGGTAAGTTCCATCAATTTGAAGGATTAGAAGACGGTATAGCTTTTGAGTTATACTGGGCTGAATTTAATCACGATGATATTAATAGAAGAACATCAGGAAAAATAGTAAAAAAATGAGAAAAAAACCCGCAAGCTTAAGAATATTTATAGGACATGATTCTAGACATATACCCGCAACAAAAGTGTGTAAACAGTCTATTTTAAATCATTATCCTGGAGCAACAATAACACTTTTAGATAAAGCTAAGTTAAAAGAAATAGGAGTATATGGAAGAAAAGATGTAGAAGGAGAGTCAACAGAATTTTCTTTTACAAGATTTTATGTACCTTTATTAATGAACTATAATGGTTATGGCATGTTTTGTGATAATGACTTTTTATGGAGAGTTGATCCTAGGGAAATAAGTATGTACCTAGATGGTAAACCTTTAGCTGTAGTAAAACATAAAGACTACGAAGCTGGACAGAAAAAGATGGATGGTATAGTAAATAAGTCTTATCCAAAGAAAAACTGGTCAAGCTTAATGTTATTTGATTGTGCTAAATTAAAATCAAAATTATCAAAAGAATATCTAGACAATGCAACACCTTCTCAGTTACATGAATTTAAATTTTTAAACGAAAAATCTATAGCAGAAATACCTAAAAGATATAATATGTTAGTAGGTATAGATAAATGCACCGATAATATAAGAGACACAAGGGCTTTACATTATACTATGGGTGGACCTTGGTTTGATGAATATAAAAATTGTGAATTTTCAGAAGAATGGTGGAAGATATACAACACTTTGTAAAAGATAAACGAATTATATTTGTAGGTAATTCTGTAGAAATAATGAAGCATAAGCTTGCTTCTACTATAGATACCTACGATATAGTCGTTAAATTTGGTAGAGCTTTATTAGCTACAGATAAACAAGAACAACACATAAGTGATAGATGTGACTTATGGGTTACTGGTCAGTTTAGAGCACCTTGTTATACAACAGCTAAAAAAAGAGGACAATGGGATACTAAGTTTAAAAATACTAAGATCTTAGTTAATAGGTGTAGAGGTAACTTCCATTTAAAAAACTGGAACTTTAATGATAGATTACCATTAGACTTTCCTAAGCATACTCAAATGTACACAGATAAAGAAATACTAGACATGATGAATAGGTTTGGTAAAGACTTAACTAAAAAAAATGTTTTAAGACCTAGTGCAGGTTTTATAACTTTACTTTGGTTTATAGATAAAATAAAAACCTACAAATCAATTGATATTATAGGTTTTGATTTCTTTGCTAAAACAGTTGATACTCCTAATTTAAAAGATAAAAAAGGTAGAGCCTCTAAAACAAATCCACATAGCTGGCACTTACCAGTATATACAATGAGTGAATCTGCTCATGATAAAAATCTAGAACAAAATTATGTTTCCTTCTTACAGAGAAGAGGTTTGTTAAAATGGATAGTGTTGAGTGATTTAAGTGAGAAAACACTTAAATATGATGGTTGGATGGCAGGAGAAAAGTTAATTAAAACAGCTCCTAAATATTCTAAAACATCAAAGATTCTGCCAAAAGCTAAACAAGAAGTTTAATTATTTTTTTTGTTTAGTTTTTTAATTTTTAACCACGTATATATTATAGTGGATAAAAGTAGAATTATTTTTAACCACATTTCTAGGTTTGTAAAGCTTATCATTAACGTGATAGAATTAATTGCGTATAGTTTCATATCTGTAAAGTCCATTATGTTTTATTTTTTACCTTTTAAAAGAACTTCACCAGATGGTCTTTTATCTGGATTATCTCTAGGTACAATTTTATTATTGTTATTGTTATTGTTGTTTGATGAACCATTAGATCCTTTACTAGGAGCATATATAGGCTTATAATTGCTGTAGTGTGGTTGATAATAATTATTATACCAACCACCATAATATCTATCAGGGTATGATATGATATTATAATAAACGTTAGGTTTAATCATGTTAATAGGTAATCTTAATGTATCACCTTGTTCTGTTA